CTGCTTCTGGTAAATCACTTATCATATACTCACTAATTCGGGCGTATCTACAAAGGAATGATAAAAAAGTAATTATTATTGTACCTACAACATCTCTCGTAGAACAGATGTACAAGGACTTTGGTGACTATTCTGAGTTCGATGAAGGATTTGACGTAGAAGAAACCTGCCATAGAATATACTCTGGAAAAGAGAAAATATTCAAACAGCGCGTAGTCATCACAACATGGCAATCAATCTATAAGCTACATCAGCAATGGTTTTTAGATTATGGTATGGTTATCGGTGATGAAGCACACAACTTCAAAGCAAAGAGCTTAACGTCAATATTAAGTAAGTGCAAAGAAGCTGAGTATCGGTTTGGTACAACTGGTACATTAGATGGTACGCTTACACATAAGCTAGTGCTTGAGGGTTATTTCGGTCCTGCTTATTATGTGACTACTACTAAAGATCTTATGGATTCTGGATCTCTTGCTGAGTTGAGTATCGACGTGTTGCTTCTTAAATATAGCGAAGAATTCTGTAGGTTGATCAATAAGGCAAAGTACCAGGATGAAATCGATTTTATTGTTAAGCATGAGCCGAGAAACAAACTGATTACAAACCTAGCATTAGATCAGGATGGTAATACTCTAGTTCTCTTTCAGTTAGTAGAGAAACATGGTAAACCTCTCCATACGATGATATCTGACAAAGCACATAAGAGAAGAAAAGTCTTTTTTGTTGCTGGTAGTACTGATGTGGATACTAGAGAAAAAATAAGAGAGATCACTGAGAATGAAAAGAATGCAATCATTGTTGCTTCACTTGGTACATTTTCAACAGGGATAAATATACGTAACCTGCATAACATTATATTTGCATCACCTTCTAAGAGCCAAGTGAAGGTTCTGCAAAGTATAGGTAGAGGGCTAAGAAAGAGTGATGATGGTAGAATCACTAAGCTGTATGATATAGCTGATGATTTGCATTGGAAATCTAATAAGAACTATACGCTAAATCATGCGGCTGAAAGAATTAAGATATATACTAAAGAGAAATTCAATTATAAGATTTATGAGATTGCATTATGACAGAATTAGATGATATTAATATTAAGCACATAAAGCTTACAGATGGTACTGAAATTATTACTATGATTACCAGTACCCTTGGAGAAAGTGTTCTTAATATTGAGAAGCCTTTGCTATTGAATTTCATGTACGAAGAAGATGATAGCATATCATATTACTTTACTCGATATTGTCCATTCTCCCGTGATGGTAAAGTAAAACTTAATGCTCAAAATGTTGTTGCTTATTCTGATGTAACTGCTGATTTGAAAGCAAGGTACATTCGCTCTGCTCTTAAAATGAGTAAGGGTATTCAAGTGCCATTCGAAGATGATACTGATTCAGAAGCACCAGAAACTGAAAGGCATGTAATGCTGTCTGATAAAATAGTTCATTAGTATACCTCTCTCCCCTCGGAGATACTCTATTATTATATCACACTTTCCTACTTTTGTACATCGTTTATTTTAGATGTACATTTTATCAAAAATGGTTTATAATATACTATAAAGATAAATCCAGGAGCTAAAACGCATGAAACCTAAAGACAAACCGCATTACGTAAACAACAAAGAGTTTTCTCTTTCAGTTGTTGAGTATGTGAAAAAAGTAGAAACTGCAAAAGAAAACTGTACAGCGATTCCTGTTGTAACTGACTACATCGCAACGTGTTTTCTTAAAATTGCAGAAGGACTGTCACATAAATCGAACTTTATCCGATATACGTATCGAGAAGAGATGGTGATGGATGCAGTTGAAAATTGTCTTAAGGCTATATTGAATTATAATATTGAAGCCGCTACTAGAACAGGAAACCCTAATGCCTTTGCATATTTTACACAGATATGTTACTATGCATTCTTACGAAGGATTGCAAAAGAAAAGAAGCAGCAGGATATTAAATTCAAGTGGATTGAAAAGGCAGGAGTAGATGAGTTTATTTCTGCATTGAATGGTGATGACATTGATTCGTTTGATAACTTTGACTTTATTGATGAGCTTCGTAGCAGGATCGATCGAGTAAAAGAAGCAGACCGTGAATTGAAAGAGTTTGCTAAGAAAGAAAAGGTTAAGGAAAAAGCTGGCATTGAATTGTTTATGGGTAATGCATTTTGAAAATAGCTATACTGAATGATACTCACTGTGGTATACGAAACTCCTCAGAGATTTTTATTAACTATCAGGAAAAGTTTTATTCTGAAGTATTCTTTCCATATTTGAAAGAACATGGTATTACGCAGATATTGCATTTAGGTGATTACTACGATCACAGAAAATTTATTAACTTCAAAGCACAAAATGCAAATCGACAAATGTTCTTGAATGTCCTTAAGGAAGAAGGCATTCATATGGATATTATTCCAGGCAACCATGACGTATTCTATAAAAATACGAATGATCTATGCTCTCTCAAAGAGCTACTTGGTTATTATACTTCTAACGTCAATATCATAATGAAGCCGAAGGTAGTAGATTATGATGGCATGAAGATGGCACTAGTTCCTTGGATTAATTCAGAGAACTATGCAGAATCTATTCAGTTCATTAAAAGCTGCAATGCTTCTATTCTAGGTGCACACTTAGAACTCGTTGGATTCGATATGATGAAAGGTATGCCAAACCCACATGGTATGACTACCGAAGTATTCGATCGATTCGAGATGGTTTTGTCTGGTCATTTTCATACTAAGTCAAGTAAGGATAATATTCATTACCTTGGTGGACAGATGGAATTCACTTGGGCAGATTGTGAAGATCCAAAATACTTTCATATATTAGATACTGACACACGTGAGCTCACGCCCGTACGTAACCCGTATACGATGTTTGAAAAAATTATGTACAATGACGCGAAAATAGATTATAATAGTAATTACACTTTACAAAATTTAGATAACAAATTTGTGAAGGTGATTGTCGTGAAGAAGACAGATCCTTTCATGTTTGATAAATTTATTGATAAGGTGAATCAGTTTAATCTACATGAGTTGAAGATCGCAGAAACCTTCGAAGAGTTTGTTGGCGAGAATGTAGATGACGACAACATATCAGTCGAAGATACTACACAGCTGCTTGATTCATACATTGAAGCAGTTGATACTGATTTAGATAAAGGTGTTATAAAAGGACTGATGCGAAATCTATACGTAGAAGCATCGACATTGGATATTGTATAGTGATAAAATTTAAGAAAGTACGGTGGCGTAACTTTTTATCTACAGGTAATGAATGGACAGAAATCTTTTTAGATAGAAGTCCAACTACATTAATTGTCGGTACTAATGGTTCAGGAAAGAGTACTCTGCTTGATGCTCTTTCCTTTTCGTTATTTGGTAAGCCACACAGAAACATCAACAAGCCTCAGCTGATCAATTCGATTAATAATAAGCAATGTGAAGTTGAAGTAGAGTTTGATATTGGTACCTACAGGTTTCATGTGAAGCGTGGTATTAAGCCAGCCAAATTTGAAATATGGCAAAATGATGTAATGATTAATCAGGATGCATCTGCACGTGATTATCAAAAATTCTTAGAACAAAATATACTAAAGCTGAATCACAAGTCATTCCATCAGATCGTTGTTCTTGGATCTTCGTCATTCATTCCTTTTATGCAGTTGCCTGCTCAGCATCGTAGAGACGTAATCGAAGATCTACTTGATATACAGATTTTCTCTAAGATGAATCAGATACTAAAGGAAAAAGACTTAAAGCTAAAAGAGTCTTTGACTAATGCTACGTATCAAATAGAATTGACTAATGAAAAGATTACGCTTCAGCAAAAGTATATTCGTGATATTACAGAGTTAAATGAAGGACAGATAAAGGATAAGCAAAAAGAGATTACTGACATTGAAACAGAAATCCAGCTGCTCGAGAAAGATAATACTGAATGGAAATCCTTTATTGATGATAATCTGACAGACATCAATACTGCAATTGATACTGCTAAAAAGAAAAAAAATGAGTATGTAAAATACGAAGCACAATTCCAGCAGAAGATAAAGGCTGTTGTGAAAGACGCTAAGTTCTATGAAGAGAATGAAGTATGTCCTACATGTACTCAAGACATTGAAAAGAGCACGCGTGAAACTAAGCTACTAGAAGCGAAAGCATCGGCTAAGCAATTGTCTGAAGCTTTAGATACTGCTTCATCTGAATCAGGTAAGCTAGATGTAGAAATCGAAACACTGATGAATAAGATAGCGCATATTCAGAATTTGAATAACAATATATCTGGCAACAATAAAGCTATTGCATACAATCAGAACAGAATCAATACTATTCGAACAGAAATCAATTCTTTATCTGAATCGCAAGGCGATCTAGGAGAAGCAAATAAAGAATTCAATGCACTAACAGAAGAAAAATCTCTGTTGAATGAACAGAAGGCCAACATAACAAATGATCGTCTGTATAATTCAATAGCGTCTGAAATGCTTAAAGATACTGGCATTAAGACGAAAGTGATAAAGCAGTATCTTCCTGTTATGAATACTCTAATTAATAAATACTTACAGGTATTAGATTTCTTTGTTTCATTCAATCTAGATGAAAGCTTTAATGAAACTATTAAGTCTAGACATCGTGATTCATTTAACTATGCTTCTTTCTCAGAGGGTGAAAAGCAGAGAATCGATTTGGCTCTATTGTTCACTTGGAGACAAATAGCTAGGATGAAGAATTCAACATCAACTAACTTATTGGTACTTGATGAGACATTTGATTCTTCCCTTGACCATGATGGTGTAGATAACTTAATGAAGATTCTACAGACATTAGATAGTAACACAAACGTATTTGTTATATCGCATAAAGGTGATTTGCTCGATGGAAAATTCAGAAGCAAAATTACATTTAATAAAGAGCATAACTTTTCGAAAATTTCATTAGCGAGTGATTGATATGAAGCTTGTACCACCAACTGATCCTATATTAAGAAAAACGATGTCTGTTATGGAAAACTATAACATTGACGATCTGAAAAAAACCATTGATGAGATGTATGAATTCGTAGCAGCAAATGGCGGTGCAGGAGTTTCAGCAAATCAGCTAGGAATCGATGCACGGATCTTTGTTGTTGCATATGGAGATTACAAGCATGCATTCATTAATCCTCAGATCACATGGACATCTAATGAGGATATTATGCTTGAAGAAGGATGCTTATCATATCCTGGCGTGTTTGCTAACGTAAAAAGGCCGGTGGCATGTAATGTATCATATACGGATTATGAGGGAAATAGTCATACTGATGTTCGATTTACTGGTATTACTAACCGAATCGTGCTACATGAGTATGATCACATGGAAGGAAAACTGTTCTATGATCATCTTTCTCGCCTTCAGAAAGATAGATTTGCTACACGTGTACGAAAAAAGCTAGGAGTGTCAATAGTTTAGATTGAAACAATTTATTACAAAATATTTTCTTTATATAAATCAATAGCTTATTGAAGGCAGTTCTCTAAGCTATTGATTCTATTAGTAAAAATAAATTGTACATCTCCGGCTAGATGTCGTATAATGGTTATTCATTTGGAGATAACATATGCAATCTAAGTCAATCCTAGCAAAGCTTCTTGCTAATGAGAATATCACTATTCGTCATGGCAATTTTCCTACAGCGTACTTTGACGTGCAGGAACGTGTACTTGGTTTACCGGTTTATAAAGACTTTGGTTCAAAAGATACGTTAGATCTTTTTATCGGCCACGAAGTTGGTCACGCTCTCTATACTCCGTTTGAAGGATGGCACGATTCTCCTGCTGAGATTCAAGTACCTCGCTCGTTTCTTAATGTAGTTGAAGACATTCGAATCGAACGCAAGATACAATCTAAGTATCCTGGTTTAGTTTCTGTTTTTAAGCGTGGGTACAAGACTCTGGTTGATCAAAATTTCTTTCACACGAAAGGTCGTGATCTTCAAGAGTATCAGTTAATCGATCGAATCAATCTTAAAGCAAAAATGCGAGACTTGGTTGACATTGATTTCGCACAAGAAGAAATGCCATATGTTAAGCAAGCGTTCGCTGCAGAAACGTGGGATGAAGTCGTTGCCGCTGCAAAGGCAATCTACGAGTTCATGCGTGAGAATGATGAAAACAAAGATGACGCACACGATGATAATTCTGATAATCAATTTCAAGAAGGAATGGAGTCTAGTGAGGATTCTAGTGAGGATTCTACTGAATTCACTGAGACTCATGATGCTGAAGAACCGCAAGTCGAGCCAAGTTCAGAATCAGAAAAAGACTCCGACGAAGAATTTACAGATGAAGATGAATCGACTAATACTACTACCGACGACAAAGAGGGTGGCGAATTAGAGGGTGGCGAATTAGATTCGAAAGTAGATGATTTTACTTCTGAGACTGATGATGCACTACGCGAAAACGAAAAGCTGTTTGTTGAAGGTTCTGATTCTGATGAACTTGTAATGCATATTCGCGAGCTTACGTGGGAGCAATGTAAGAGTTGCATCTATTCATATAGTGAAGTAAAAGAGTCACGTGATAAGCATCGCTCAGATCGATATTTCACGTATAACAAAGATCACACAGCTGACTTTGCTGAATTCCAAAGCGAGACGAATAAGATTACATCGATACTGGCTAAAGAGTTCGAAATGCGAAAAGCAGCGTATCGATATTCTAGAGCAAAGACTTCAAAGACTGGTGCTTTGAATGTCAATATGCTTCATAGCTATAAGTACAATGAGGACATCTTCAAAAAGGTAACACAGCTAGCTGATGCTAAATCTCATGGCATGGTTATGATGATTGATTATTCTGGATCAATGCAACAGATCTTAGGTGATACTATCAAGCAGGTTCTCAACCTTGCATCGTTCTGTAAGAAAGTAAATATTCCATTCGAAGTTTATGGGTTTACAAGTAGAGACAAAGATCAATACGTTGCGAATACTGATTACAGCATCAATACGCTTCAACTATCTCACGTGCGCATTACTGAGCTTCTTAATTCTTCTATGAAGAAGTCAGAATATAATGAAGCATATTTCGGGTTATACGAGACATCGGCTAAGACTGATCAGTATTCTAGATCAGAATTAGATAGGCTTGGTACTACTCCATTGAATGAAAGTTTATTGGTTATGAATAAAATACTTCAGCGCTTTAGGAATAAGAATGCAGTTCAGCGAGTCAACTTTGTTTTATTGTCTGATGGCTTCGGCGGAAAGATGGAAGTTTCTTATCCATGGGCTGATTACGCTGAGCGAAGAAGACTTTCTCGATACTCTATAGAGTTTAATGGTAAAACCATTTTTACAGAAACAATTGATCCTTTAGATGTAACAGCATTTCTTTTAGACCAATTAAGGAAAAACGATATCTCAACTATTGGGTTCTTCTTAGCGGAAACTGGCAGAGACCTTTATTCAATCAACGATTTGGTACACAAAGATATTGAATCGTGGTACGACAGGAGTAAATATGCTGAAATAATGAAAACTAATGTTCGCAAAAACAAATTTCATTATGTAGACAATAAGATTGGTTATGATCGTTTGTTCATTCTAAAGGCAAGCAAAAGAGCTTTAAGTACAGACGTTGATGAGCTCTCGATCGATGAGAATGCATCAAAGGCAAAAATCATATCGTCATTTAAGAAGTATTCATCTTCAAAGAAGACGAACCGGATCCTTGCTACCAAATTCGCAGAGATTGTATCCTGATACAATTTGTTACAATTTAAATCTCTTTACAAATCAATAGCTTAGAAAACGTATGACATAAGTAATTGATTTGTAAAGAGAAAATAAATTGTACATCTTCCTCCAGATAGAGTATAATGGTATCTTAATTAGTAATGAGTGGGACTTATATTATGATCGATCGTAAAATTGAAGAAGCTATTGCAACTATGTTTCCTGACCGTACTAGCGGTGAGTTTACTCCTAAAGAAATTGCTGCTGCTGCAGAAACCGTTGGAGTTTCTTCTAGCAAAGCGTATACATATACACTCGCACAAACAAAAATTCGTCGCGGCTTATACCGTCTTTCTTCGGTAGTCGTTCCTTTCAAAACGCAGGAAAAAACAATGTCGTCAATTACGTCAATTACAAATGACGAAGTCTTCGTTCCACCTAGAGACTCATCGTTTGTGACTTGGGGACATTGCACTGATGTTTCTAAGATTATTCAGTCACGCAACTTTTATCCAGTGTTCGTGACAGGTTTATCCGGCAACGGTAAAACCATGATGGTAGAACAAACTTGTGCAAAACTCAACCGCGAGTATGTACGAGTACAAGTTACTCCTGAGACAGATGAGGATGATCTGATCGGTGGCTTTCGTTTGGTAAATGGAGAAACAGTTTTCTGTAAAGGTCCAGTTATCAAAGCGATGGAAAAGGGTGCAATCCTTCTCATCGACGAAATAGATCGTGGTTCTAATAAACTCATGTGTCTTCAAGGAGTGCTCGAGGGTAAACCGGTCCTAGTTAAAAAAACCGGTGAAGTCATTACTCCACTAGATGGCTTTAATGTGATCGCTACGGCTAATACGAAAGGTAAAGGTTCAGATGACGGTCGATTCATTTCGGCTACTATCATCGATGAAGCTTTCCTCGAGCGATTCACTATTACCCTCGAGCAACCATATCCTACTTCTGCAGTAGAGCGTAAGATCGTTGTAAAGCATATGGAAAAGTTTGAATGTGTTGATGATGAATTTGCTGATGCTCTTGTGGTTTGGTCAGAAGCGATTCGTAAGACTTTTGAAGATGGTGGTGTAGACGAAGTAATCTCAACGCGTCGTCTATGTCATATCGTACAATCATTTTCGATCTTCAAAGATAAGACGAAAGCAATTGAGCTTTGCGTATCGCGTTTCGATAGTGATACAAAAGAGGCTTTCTTAGATTTGTATAGCAAAGTTGATATATCAGCTGATACAAGTGGAGATGCATCATGTATCGCCACATCATCACTTGATTCTATATTTGATAGCGAGGTGTAAATGAAAGCAAATGCAAAAGGTGGTATTAAGTTTGACGGTGAAAAACCAGATTACTCATTAGTGCCATTCGGCGCAATGGATGAAGTCGTGAAGGTACTAACATATGGTGCTAAAAAATACGATCGGTTCAATTGGGAAAAGGTTGAAAACCGTAGATATGAGGCTGCGGCATTGCGACACATATCTGCATACATGCAAGGAGAAAAGATTGATCCTGAAAGTGGGATTAGCCACTTGGCTCATGCTGCATGTAGCATAATGTTCTTAATAGACTTTGACCTAAAGCAAGAAAAGACCGATGAAGATGTTAGTGCAATAGTATCAACCGATGAATTAGGCACACCGTTTACAGTTGGTGAATACGAATCGATGTACTATTGGGACGATTCGTGTTATAATATATCTTTAAATGATGAAACAATAACTATTAATATTGCGGATGATATAAATGATGAAACTAAGTAGTGAAACCCTAAATACGCTAAAAAACTTTGCGGCGATTAATCCTAATATCGTGATTAAACCAGGCAGTGTAATTAAAACTATGTCTGAATCTAAGACGATTATGAGTGCAGCAACTGTAACGGAAAGCTTTCCATACGAAACCGGAATTTATGACTTGCATGAATTCTTAGGTGTTGTTAATATGTTTGATGATCCTGATCTAGAATTCAGCGATGATCAAAAATCTGTGAAAGTTTCGCAAGGTGGAAGATCAGTAAAATACTTCTTCGCATCTCCTTCGATCTTGACATCTCCGTCTAAAGATATTACGATGCCTCCGTGTGAGGTTACCTTTTCTATTAGCATTGGTGATATGGCACAGATACGTAAAGCTGCTGCAGCTCTTACAGTTTCAGATGTTGTTGTCGAAGTAAAAGACGGTGTTGGTAAACTAATGGTTACTGATACTGCAGATGCTACATCAAACTCCTATGAGATGGATCTTGCAAATCTATCTGCTGCAGGGGTAAATTGCAAACTAGTTTTTAATATTGCTAATTTCAAGTTTGTGAATGATGATTATGATGTATCAATTTCATCTAAGTTAATTTCTTCTTTCAAGTCTAAAAACTCACAGACTGAATATTGGGTTGCTTTAGAAAAGAATTCGTCGTTTGGAGGATAATATGAGCGAAGAGCTGGAAGGTCTTACGACCGATGATTTGTTAAACGTGTTGCGGGTTATTAATACTGCAACTGAAAGGAGTGCATTTAAAGCACATGAATTAAGTTTTGTAGGTACAGTATATGATAAATTCTCCGGAATCATTAAGCATGCAGAACGCATTGCAACAGAGTCTAGTGAAAAGGGAAGTGAAGAGGTTGATGCAAATGATAGTAAATAATCCTAATGACCGTAAGGCTATTGTTGATGCTATGGATGAATGGTCGGCTTCAGCTACTCGCGTAGAAGCTGAAAAAGATTTGCAAAAAAACATTATCGAAGATCTAGCTGATAAAGTTGGTGTACAGAAAAAGCATTTGAACAAGCTTGCTTCTTTATATCATAAGCAAAATTTTCAGCAGGTACAGCAAGAGCGGGAAGAGATTGAAGAGTTGTACGAATCAATCACTGCTGCTACGATTGTTTCTCCCTAATGAATGATGCCTTGATGGTGAAATTGGTAGACACAAGGGACTTAAAATCCCTCGGCAGAAATGCTGTGCCGGTTCGACTCCGGCTCGAGGCACCAATTTATGTCTGATGATGAAGTAGAAGCCATATTGATCCGGCTCTTTGAGCGGTATCCCAATTGCCCAACGCCGGATCAACAACCAATGGTTTTCTATTACCACTTGAAAATGTTCTTATATGGCGAGGGTTATATCTGAGTCATGTACTTTTTACACGTTATGTGTTATAATATTACTTTTATTATGGAAACTTTGATATGTCAGAATTCTTGTGGGTCGAAAAATACCGTCCGAAAACAATTGAAGATACAATTCTTCCGAAAGAGCTGAAGGAAACCTTTTCTAAGATCATAGAATCTGGTGAAGTTCCTAACATGCTTTTTACTGGTACTGCTGGTCTTGGTAAGACTACTGTAGCACGTGCGCTATGCAATCAACTTGGCTTAGACTATATCCTAATCAATGGATCAGAAGAAGGCAACATTGATACGCTGCGAAATAAAGTAAAGTCATTTGCTTCTACAGTATCGCTGCAAGGTGGATATAAAGTAATCATCCTTGACGAAGCAGATTATCTAAATCCACAATCAACTCAACCTGCCCTCCGCGGTTTTATCGAAGAGTTCTCTAACAACTGCAGATTTATTCTGACGTGTAACTTCAAAAACCGTATCATCGAGCCTCTGCATTCACGGTGTTCAACCTATGAGTTTAATACCTCTAAAAAGAATGTAGCAGTCCTCGCCTCGCAGTTCATGAAACGAGTCGAAACAATTCTAGCTACAGAAGGAATTACGTTCAATCAAAAGGTAGTTGCTGAACTAATCATGAAGCATCTGCCAGATTGGCGTCGCGTGCTCAATGAACTTCAAAGATATTCTGTATCTGGAACGATTGATGCTGGTATCCTTGTTAATCTATCAGACGACAATGTCCAATCGCTTATTGGCTTTCTTAAGCAAAAAGACTTTAAGCAAATGCGACAGTGGGTAGTAAACAATATTGACACTGAGCCTCAAGCAATTTTCCGTAAGATATATGATAACATCCAATCGTCTGCTAAACCGCAATCGATTCCACAGGCAATTCTTATCCTTGCCGACTATCAGTACAAGAATGCTTTTGTTGCTGACCATGAACTGAACGTTGTAGCTTGTATGATTGAGCTCATGGCTAATGTGGAGTGGAACTGATGGAAACTATCCTTGTATGGGGTATGTTAATAGCAATATTTGTAACTGGATTTGTGGTGAAAGAGATCCAGATAGAAGCAGAAATCAGGGAGATCGAGAAGAAAGATGAATCCATTTGATTACTTAAATGCAATTAACTATACCAAAAAAGATATTATGGTAGACGATCTAACTGAAAAATCGTATAGTGCATTTATGGTTAATCGTGGATTGTCATACTTTAATGATACCGTGCTATATGCTAATGAGATGAACATACATCATCACCTAGATTCAAAGCTTCAATTTCATTTTTTAATAAATACTGTTAGGCCCAGAAAAAGATTCTCAAAATGGTTGAAGAATTCTGATCCTAACTCGCTGGATATCGTGAAAGAATATTATGGCTATAGTAATGAAAAAGCTCGCCAAGTGCTTTCACTTTTATCTGATAATGAAATAAATGAATTGAAGTTGAGGTTGAATAAAGGTGGAAAATAATAATAATGAGGATCAGGTTGTTGCTTGGGATCCAAGCGCAATGCTGGAAGTTACATTGAATGAGCCCGACGACTTTCTTAAGGTTCGTGAAACATTGACGCGCATTGGTGTTGCATCACGTAAAGATCGTAAACTATATCAATCTTGCCATATACTACATAAGCAGGGTAGATATTTTATAGTGCACTTTAAAGAGCTCTTTTTACTTGACGCAAAGCCATCGAATCTAACGTTAAATGATGTTCAGCGAAGAAATACTATAGCCACTCTACTTTCGGATTGGGGGCTACTTACTATGGTTAATCCTGAAGCAGGAAGTGATTGCGCTCCGTTAAGGCAAATTAAAGTAATTTCCCATTCAGAAAAAAATAACTGGGAACTATCTCCCAAATACAATATCGGAAACAAATAAAGGATATCATATGTGCGTCGTCGCTGTTAAGTATTTTGATGGTGTCGGTTTTGTTGGATCTAAAAATAGAGATAGAAACTATCTTCCCTCTATCCAAATTGTCCAATCAAATAGGACTGGCGTTCAACGCCTATATATTGATGATCTAAAAAGTAGATATACTGAAGGACTAAATGAATTTGGTCTATGCATATTATCAGCTTCTCTTTCAGTAAAAAGCGATGAAAAAGAAGCTGATAAAGTAGATGCGTACCAGAGAAAGAGAAATGATCCTGGGTTTATGTCTCCTGACGGTAAAACTATCAGAGACGCTTTGCTTCTTAAAAGCCCGATGAAAGCTATTAACTTATTGGTGCAGAAAGAACTTGCTGGTTGTACTATAGTTTTTAATTCTGATGAGTGTTACTTACTTGAAGGTGGATTTACTGTAAAAAAAGAAGATGCTACAAAAGAAAATCCTAGGGAATACATATATAAAGTTGTAAAAGTAAAAGATATGATTGTAAGAACTAACCACGGTATACTTATACCGGAGTTAGGATACGATTCAAATGCAGAAGATCCGTATTTTAAGCATTCACGTAAGTCTTCTGAAATGAGATTAAAATACGCTAAAGCTTCTGTTGCGAAAAACGAAAACCCATTAGATATGCTCGATGCTATATCTGTTTCGCCAGATAAAGATACCTTTATGAATCCTGTTAGAACTGGCGATCCAGCAAAAGGTGATATGGTTACAACTGGTCAATTAATGTTGGTACCTAAAGATCGTACTCTCCATTATAGGCCGCTATTTTCAGAAGTACAATTTAAGTATTCTAAATTGAATGGCCCAGAAGCAAAAACGTTTTTTGAGATAATATCATCTAAAAAACTCTTGGGCTTTAAAGAATTACACAATATGTAAATATCGTGTATATATAGTAATGAGGTGCGGATAGGCCGGCCTCATTTATTTTACCTTGCTTAATAGGAGGTCATTATGACACATCTTAATGCGTTTCGTGCGCACCCATCTTTTATCGGCTTTGATAGACTCTTTAGGGATCTGGAAACTTCGTCAGATAAAGCTGCGAATTATCCGCCATATAACATTGTCTATTTTGACGATAAAGACAAATTCAATATAGAAGTAGCAATTGCTGGATTCAGCATGGAAGACCTCGATATTGAATTACGCGATCAGGTTCTAACTATTACTGGAAGTCCAGTACACGCAGAAGATCGTAACTATGTACATAAAGGAATTTCATCTCGCAAGTTCAAGCATTCATTTAACTTAGCACAGTACGTGGAAGTTAAGTCTGCAAATCTTGTGAATGGAATCCTTACAATCCATCTTGCACGTGAACTTCCAGATGAAAAGAAGCCTCGTAAGATTGCGATTGAAACAGAATCTCCTCAGCTCTTAATAGAGGATTAACTCTATGGCGCCTCTTCGGAGGCGCTTTCTTTTTTAGGTAAATTTATGAAAACAGTGAAAGTTATACGATTGATTAGTGGTGAAGAAGTAATTGCATACGTAAAAGAAGTTGAAGAAGGATTTGAGCTTGAAACTCCTGGCATGATTGTACCAACCGAAAAGGGCGTAGGCATAATGAATATGATGCCATATACAACAATGCAAGATGAACCTACTTTGCTTAAGCATAGCATGGTGGGGTTTGTGACTAGTCCAGTTGAAGGTCTAGAACAGCAGTATCGATCAATCCATCAAAAGGTAATTGCTCCTGAAAAAAAGATCATTCTATAGTATACAACTCCGCAAAAGTGTGATATAATGTACTATATTATTGAGAAGGAGTTTTATTTTGAGTTTTTATACTAGTGTTGCTAGATATGGCAATCAATTACTTTATCGTGGATACAACAATTCTGGAAATAGAGTACAGAAAAAAGTAAAGTTCAAACCTAAGCTTTTCATTCCTTCTAATAAAGAAAATGTATGGAAGTCAATCGATGGTACTAGCGTATCACCGATTGATTTTAGTACTATGCGTGAAGCAAAGGAATTTATAGAGCAATATAAAGGCGTACAGAATTTTAAGATATACGGTACACAGAACTATATTCATCAGTTTATTACTGAAACCTTCCCAGACGAAATCGAATTCAACCGTAACTTTATTAATGTAGCAGCTATCGATATCGAGGTTGCATCTGATGATGGGTTTCCGTTTCCTGAAGAAGCTGCACATCCTATAACAGCTATTTGTATCAAGAACAATATTGATAACATCTATCACGTGTGGGCAAGTGGAGATTACGATCCAGCAAAAACTGAACTTCCTCATCTAAAAATTGAATATACTCGATGCGAATCAGAAAAACATCTTCTCGCATCTTTTGTTCATTGGTGGGAAAAGGAAGAAAATACTCCAGACGTAATTACTGGCTGGAACTCTAGACTCTTCGATATTCCTTACATTGTAAATCGTATGAATCGATTGTTCGGTGAAGATTCAATTAAGTCGCTATCTCCATGGAAGTCTGTGCAATACCGACAAGTTGCTGTAAAAGGTAAGCAGATGGATACCTACGATATATCAGGTATTCAGCAAATGGACTATCTCGACCTCTTTCAAAAGTTTGGCTATTCATATGGTCCACAAGAATCATACAAGCTTGACCATATAGCACACGTCGTACTCGGTGAAAATAAGATATCGTATGACGACTACGGGAATCTACACACGCTTTATAAAAATAATCATCAAAAATTCATTGACTATAATATCAAAGACGTAGAGCTTATCGATCGACTCGAAGAAAAGATGGGTCTTATTACGCTAGCCATGACGATTGCTTATAAAGGTGGCGTGAACTATTCAGATACATTCGGTACTACAGCAATATGGGATTCGATCATTTATCGAGAACTCAATCGAAAGAAAGTAGTACCGCCTCCTTCAGAAGAGAAGTTTAAAGCAAAGTATCCAGGTGGTTATGTAAAAGAGCCTCAGGTAGGAATACATGATTGGGTCGTATCGTTCGACTTAAACTCGCTGTATCCGAATCTGATTGTGCAATACAACATGTCACCTGAAACCTTGCAAGATGAAACTCATGCATCTGGTGTAGACTATTATCTTCGCACTACAGAAAAAGTCAAGTCAAAGCATTCCGTTGCAGCTAACGGTTCTACGTATACTCACGAGTTTCAAGGTGTACTTCCGAACATCATTGTCAAATATTATGATGAGCGTAAAGCTGTAAAGAAGCAAATGCTTCAAGCAATGCAGGAGAATGAAAAGAATCCATCTATTAAGCTTGAGCGTGAAATCAATCAGCTCGAAAACAGACAGATGGCTATTAAGATTCTACTTAACTCTCTTTATGGTGCGCTAGGCAATAAGTACTTCAGGTATTTTGACCTTCGCGTAGCTGAAGGTATTACGTTATCTGGTCAACTAGCAATTAGATCTGCAGAGCAAGCACTTAATATCGCAATGAATAAGTTGTTAGGTTCTGACAATGTTGACTATGTAATTGCAATCGATACTGATTCGCTTTATGTTAACTTCGGACCATTAGTCAATAAGTTTAATCCGGTAAATCCAGTAAAATTCTTAGATGACATTTGCCAGCAGCATTTCGAAAAGGTATTCAAAGAATCGTATTCAGCATTATCGGATAAGATGAATTGCTATGATAATCGAATGGTTATGGGTCGTGAGGTAATTGCAGATCGTGGCATATGGACAGCAAAGAAACGATACATTCTGAATGTGCATAACTCAGAAGGTGTTCAATATGCTGAACCAAAACTTAAGATTATGGGCATTGAGGCAATTAAGTCTTCAACTCCTGCCGTGTGTCGTGATGCCCTTAAGAACTTATTCAAAGTTATTATTGCTGGATCTGAAAGTAAAACTCAAAAAGCAATACTCGACTTCAAAAACTATTTTAGGACTCTTCCGCCTGAAGATATATCATTCCCTCGTGGAGTAAACGATATCAATAAGTGGAAACGTAAGTCGACTATATACAGTAAAGGTACACCGATTCACGTGAGAGGTGCATTGTTATATAACTATCATATCAAAGACAAAAATCTGCAAAAGAAATATGAACTAATCCAGAATGGTGAGAAGATAAAATTCTGTTATCTAAAAATACCGAACAGCATTCGTGAAAATGTTATATCGTTTCCCGTCTATTTTCCTGAAGACTTGCACCTAAAAAAATATGTTGATTACGATCTACAATTTCAGAAAACGTTCATAGATCCTATCGAGCCGATTCTTACTGCAGTTGGATGGACAGTTGAAGAACAGAATACACTTGAAAGCTTTTTCGAATAGGTGTACATTTTTGCAAAAGCGTGGTATAATATACTATAAACTAAAATACAGGAGTTGTTATGAGTAAAGATTGGGTGCAAGATATCAATGACATGCACAAAAAATACGGTGTGCATGAATGGGTATCAGAAAAAATTATCAATAGCGATGTCGAAAAGCTTCAGGCATTCCTTAAGTTTCGTCTTGCGTTCTTAGATGAAGAGCTAACTGAAACTATTAATGCAGCTGGTGTAAAAGATCCAGAAGAAATTGTAGACGGTCTTATTGATCTGTGCGTTGTTGCTATTGGTACACTTGATTCGTTTGGTATTGATGCATATCAAGCATGGGATCGTGTGCATGCTGCAAACATGGCTAAAGAGGTTGGTGTAAAAGAATCACGTCCAAATCCACTCGGACTACCGGATCTGATCAAACCAAAAGAATGGAAAGCACCGGATCATTCTGGCAATCATGGATTTTTACCACGAACATTTAAGTAATGTATTCACTTACGCTATTCAAATCACATTGGGATAATAAAACGAATCGTCGAATGGACTTCAATTCTTGGAGCGAGTTCGAGGATTTGCTGTATTCATTATCTAAAATCGACGTAAAAAATAAAAAAGATGCACAACTAATATCTCCAGCAGTATATCATGATGGCACTACACGCGCTAATAAGAATGTAGAGAAGTGGTGTGGTTGGGCAGCAGTTGATGTTGATGATTTAGATTGCACAATGGAGAATCTACGAGATGTACTTAATACTCGCATTAATAATTCTTGGAAGTATATTTGCTATTCTACGGCAAGTTCAAGTATTGATAAGCCGAAGTTCAGACTTGTCTTCAGTCTTAATAGGAGCATTGAATCGGACAAAATACAACATTTCTGGTATGCCCTCAATACCGAACTTGACTCGATGGGAGATAAGCAAACTAAAGACGTTTCACGAATGTATTACATCCCTGCGAACTATGCTGATTCTAACAACTTTATTTTCAGTAATCCAGGCGATGATATTGATGTCAATGCTCTTCTTATAAAGCATCCGTATGCACAAAAGAAAACCGGCAATACGCTGTTTGATTCCTTACCGGAAGAAATGCAAAAGCAATTGATTGCACATCGTAAAGAGCAAATGGATAATACTAATATTAGATGGACTTCTTATACTAATTGTCCATTCGTTAGTAAGAAGTTGGTTTTAGAATATAAGACAATATCTGAAACCGGTTGGTATCATAAGATGTATCAACTCATGGTATCAATCGCAGCAAATGCAGTAAAGCAAAAATATCCGATTACCACTCAAGAAATTGTAGATTTATGTAAAGAGTTAGATCTTGAAACTGGTAATTGGTATGAGAATAGACCACTTGATACTGAAGCAAATCGAGCAATCGAATTTGTGTATACGAACCTATGAAGTTTAATGCGATACATGATGTTGATTCTGAGATACTAAAAAATAGATCTCGTGAAGAATCGCAAAAGATCTTTGCTAAAGAAAGTACTCGTCGCGGAAGAACGCTTGAAGAAATAATGG